GGAAACAATTATTACTTGTGACCCTTCGATTAAATTATTTTCCACTAAAATGTTTAGATCTTTTTTCCTTGATTCTGGAGTTATTTCAGCAGGAGGTGCTTCACCAGCAGGTGGTAACTCAGGTTCTCCGCCAGGTATTTCACCTCCGCCTCCTCCAAATGATGGTGGAGATCCTAATTCCTCTCCTCCGTCCATTGTAGTAGAAGCGCCTGCCGTTGGTGTTGACCCTGTTTGGCTACCATATAATTTGTCAATATTATCAAACAAACCAGTTTTTGTTATAACAGTTGGAGTTGCCTTCAATTCTTCTCCAACAGCTCTTTCAATTCTTTGTTGTTGTAAATCCAAACGAACTTCATCATCAGACCATCCAAAAATATGTTTCTTCGCCCATGTGGATGAAGTTGCTTGTATACCATTACCCGGATCGGCAACCAAATCTTTATACAATAATACTTTTTCTTTCCAAACATCGATTTTAAGTAAATCTGCTTGAGTAGATGGATTTGTTAATCCAATTGTAAAATTTGAAAGTTCGTCTTCAAATCCTAATAAAAATAAGTGTACAATTGCGATTTTGTTCAATTCGGCAATCATACTCTTTTGAATTCTATTAATTGTACGAGCAAATCGAATATCTTGTAATGCCAAATTTTTACCGTCTCCAACAACTTCTTCAAATCCTAAGAATGCCTTTGGAACTCTTAGAGCCGTTAACAATTTCTTTTGAATATATTCAATATCGGCGATTTCAGATAAGTTAGTAGCACCTGGCAAAGTATCAATAGGTGTCGGTGCTGCCGGATCCCTAACAGGGACAAAGTAATCTTGGTCTACCGCCATTTGATTGAACCTCATATCAACATTACCTGTTTTACTATCAACAATTTGCTCTCTTTTGAATTTGTTTGCAACACGTTGTACATATGCTTCAACATCATCATCGTTCATGTTACCCACAAAAACTTTGAATATTCTTCTTTCAGGTGCTCTTGATGTACGATAAATCAACATCGCATCTTCGGAAAGTAATAATTGTTTCCAAATACGTCTTGCTTTTTCCAACATTGATGTTCCATAAGGAAGTTTTCTGTCATCACCCAATAATCTGAAGTGAGCCATCTCCCAAGATTGGAATTCCATATTTTTATTTTTCCAAGTGAAGTGTAATCCTTTTTTATCCTTGTCGACCTCATTTTTTACATCGACAGAAATTTTACCACTCGCACCAACCTCGTGTCTTTCAATTTCTATAGTTGGTAATTGTTGACAACCTACAATACCTTTCTCAGGATCTAACTTCAAATAGACAAAGTTGTCTCCATACTTACATGTGTTACGTGTCCACATTGGTAAGTTTGTGTTGATGTCCAAAGCGTTGTTAAATAAATCTGCCAGTACTCCCTTTATTCTTTTAGACTCTGAATAAATTTGTAATATGAACCCGTCTTCATTTGTTGTAGTTGACTCTTCAGCATAAATGTCTAATGCCGCGGAAATCTCAGGAGTATATTCCATCGATTCATAATCATATTGGGCGGACAATCTTGTAGGTTCATAATAAATTGCTTGAGAATAAAGATTGTTCTCAACCTTAGCCCATTGATTAGTAAGATAATATGTTTGTTGTGCTTGAAGTTTTTCTTTCTCATACTCCTCTCGACTTTTCGTGCGTAGGAGTTCCTTTTTATCAAACTTGAATGTTGGATAATCTTGATTTAATAATGAGTTAGGTCCAAATGTTTGTGACAGTCTTTGCCAAACCGTCATATTTTGTTCTGCCATAATCTAAATTTACTCTTTACCTCAGTAATATAAATAGTTATCTAGCGCCAAATAACCATCCATATTTTTGGTAATCCGCTTTAGAGGCTCCATTATTATTAAGGTTTGAATCTCTACCCATCTGAGGTATTAATGGATTAAAAAAATCTGAAGTATTTTTGTTTTCATTCATCACAGTGGACCACGAATTTAACATGGCCTTTGTATGATTAACAACTTTAGTTAATGATTGAAATGATTTTTCCGCAACATATATTGCCATAGAAAGACCCATGATACAATCATCATGTTGACCTTTTTGGTGATCAGGTCTTCCATTAATATATACGAAAGTATTCATCTCATTATATGTTCTATGAGAATATATCTTAAATCCGTGTCTAACCCCCTCTTCAAATGCTGCAATAATTTGTACTCTTTTTGTATTGAAGTTAATACCAGGAATTTTTTCATTAATTTTCGGGTCCCATTTCCATTTGTTAGAAGTATCAACTCCATCAACATATAACCCCGGTTGGTATTGTAACTCTTGCATTTTTCTTGCGGTTGAAACCCCCATACCACCTGTGATATCAATTACACAGAATGCGTTGTACATTGTCCCCCACTTATATGCAATTTCGGCTAACACATCGGGAGGGATTTTACCAACATATTCTAATACTTGTTCCCGTTCATCAAAGTCAATGATTTGGATTGATGAAAAATCCTCAGAGTCACCACGAGAAACGTCAACTCCCATAACATACTTATGTCCATTTACAGGTTCCTTAAAAATCCATAAAGCGTTACCCATAAGTTTAGCTTGTGGAGGTCTTAATTGGTTTTTGGAAATGTTCTGCATTAGATCTGAATCGAATACGTTATCACCCGATCCTAAAAAATTACATTCAAGTTCTTGAGCAACTTTACGTCTATCGTACTTGAGTTTCTTTACCATTCCTTCGAACCATGCGGAACAAGGTTTATATCCTTGAGAAATATAATCTGTTACAATAGTATGGTCTCTCTCATAAGGGTTATCATTGGCTAAGTTAATTACGGTATCTATAGGATAATCCTCTCGATTCAAAAGATAATGAACCAAATCATTCGTTTTTACCATGTATAAATCTTTGGTATAACGAGGGTCACGATACCAGAACATTTCAGAGATTTTGAAATCATTCATCCCTCTTAATGCTTGGTCATATATTTCATAATAGATTGGATCGTAACCGTTTGGAGTGGAAACTACGATAACTTTACCACCCGTGGATAGTGAAGCCATACAAGCAGACCAAAAGTCTCCATCGGCTTCAATAAAGGCTGCTTCGTCAAAAATAAGAATTGTTGGGGTATAACCTCTAAGAGCATCTTTGGATGTCGCCACCGCTTTCACTTCACATCCATTATTAAGTTTGAAATGCCTTTGTGAATTTTTTTCCGCAGAAAATCCAATATTAACCCAATCAGGCCATTGTTCAATAAATGACCTGATTTTGTTGGCCATTTCCACAGAGGTATCCAACTTGTTGGCAATTATTAGAACTTTTTCAGGCTTTTCCTTTCTTGCAAATGCAAGTTTTTTTGAAGCCCAAGCCGCGGTTACAGTTGAAACCCCTGCTTGTCTGTATTTCAACGCAATGTTTTCGTTGTATTTTTCGTAATCTTCGAGTAATGTAAGTTGGTCAGGAAAAAGTTCTAATGGGACATACTTTGATACTGTATTATCGTATGTCTGTAAATAAGAACGAAGTGCATAAGGAGTACTCCTCATACACTTCGTATATTCTATAATTAATTGTTCTTTGTTCACAAAATTAAATCATATTCGGATTTTTTATGGTCTTGGAATTCCTAAATCTCTATAAAGGTCATCAAGTCCAAAATCATCATCGTCATCTCCGCTTTCAGGACTTTCTTCACCCTTGAAATCATCGTACTCCTTCTTGGATTGTTGTGCTTGTTTCATAATTTCTTTGAATCTCGCAGTAGCCTTTTTCACCTTAGACTCGTCTTCAGATATAGCATTACCAATAATATCTAAGAACTCTTTAGCAGGTGTCTTATATAGGATTGAATGAAACCATGGAGTAAGACCTTTATTTTCCTCATCGAACATTTCATCAGGTAAAGCAAATCTGATTTTTTCGATAATTTCAGGACCGATTCGCAATTGCATTGGCTCATTTGACAATACATCAGTTACGTCTCTTACTTGTTGAGACATATTTGGGTCTTCAGGTAATCCATGTCTACCAATCGATTCTTCAAGACCTTTAATAATCTCGTGACATAAAATTGGGAATATTAAACCTTCAGCGACGATTTTAGTATCGGGTTTTTCCTCACCACCGTCTTCGTCCTCATCTTCGTCATTGTTTTCCAATTTAACTTTACCTGCAACACCACTTCCAGTTTGGGACATTTGTTCAATCATTTGTTCCATAGAAAAATAAAGGAAATCATTGATTGCCATTATTCCTAAATAAGCGGGATATAATCGAGGGTCTATCTCGTCTAATCTTTGTTTAACTTCAGGTTTTTGGAAAATATAATGTCCTTTTTTTGCAGCACCTTGAACCAAAGCGTTAATCATGTTTCTTTTGTGAATTTCCAACTCTCTAATTTCTTCATCGGTCAAATCTTCAACATCAAATGAAGGAATCTCAAGTGGTGGAGCATCTTGAGGTTTTTTTGGTTTTAACTTAAAATCGGAAGTATTGATTGGAGCTCTGTTTAACTTCGCTTCAATTGTAAACCAATCATTTGGAACTTGTGATTCTTCTAAACAAGCATCGATCGCAAGTTGTTCTAATTCTTCTCTGTGTCTACCCTCAATACTCATAATCATAGGAACTTTACTCATCATTTCCTGATAAATCATTCCCTGTACTTGTTGAGAACTAATATCCTGTATTCCAGTAACTTGTTTTAACTTATCCGCCACCTTACCAAATCTTGAACTGATTAACCTTTCTACGTCCTTAGATCCTTTTTTCAATGCAGGATTTTTTGCATACAAACTTTCAGGACTTCCCAATTTTCGTTCTAATCTTGGGTCCATTCTTTCTGGTCTGTCCCCATAACTTATTTGTTCTTTAATCTTCGCCATTTTTTTATTTTAATAAATTTAAGATAACATCAATTACTTCTTGTTTAGCATCCTCAGGAGATATTCTTCCCGCTTTTGGAGCAATTTCTTCACCAGGTCTTGGATTTTTTCCAGGATGTGAAGGTCTCGTTGTTGGCTTGGTGCCAGGTTTGGTAATTGGTTTAGTCGGAGCGGTTGTTGGTTCTCCAGCTTTTGGTGCAATTTCTTCACCAGGTCTTGGATTCTTTCCCGGATGTGAAGGTCTTGTTCCGGGCTTTGTGTCTGGTTTTGTAGTCGGTTTTACAGGTGCGGTAAGTGGTGAATTTGCTTCTGAAAGATATTTCAAAAGGTCACCTTTCGTAATTCTCGGTAGTATGTTTCTTTCCACGATTTTAGTAATTTCAGATTCTATAAACAAAGATACGGGATTTTTTCCTTCTTCCAATTGTTTTTTTACTGACTTTACGCATCTTTCAAATTTTCTTGTCTTTTTAGGTCCAACCTGCGCATGGCATATTGCCCAAGGATTTGGTTCTCCTGGCTTAAGGTCAGCCTCACTCATACCCATCATTTGTCTATTATTATCAGAATCGTCGTCCATTCCATCAGGAGCCATATCATTAGCCATGTGAGGTGCGTCTTGGCCTGTTAAGTTTTGTAAAGCATCGGCGCCTAGTGCGTCCTTATCATCTACATCATCAGTTTCAGTCTCTTTTACTTCTTCAGTAGGGGTGGCTTTAATTCCGGTTGAAGTTTGTTGAATTGTCATTTTTTTCCCAGGCACTTCGGGTAATGTTACACCTTTTTTTACATCATCAGTCGATATGTTATATGATGTAGTTGTGGTAGTTGTAACCGCTTCATTGAATAGTTTGGAATGAAGAATGTTAATTTGAGATTCTGTTAATTTTTTAACAGTATTTGCTGATAATCCTTTATCGATTAATTCAAGTGCTTTTTTATTAACTTTCATAAACTACTTTTTTTTCGAATTCTAATATCAAATCTCTTTCGTAGAGTTTGTCTTTTATTTGTTGTTCGGACATTCCAAATCTAAAAACCATTCTTTTATGATTTCCATCTTCGTCTGTTTCCCAGGCTAATGCGACCACATCGTCAATTGCATCTTCCATAGAAAAAAAATCGGAGTTCTGAATCAATTCCAATTTTACATCAGTATTTCTCAGAACTCCTACTTTTTTAATATGATGTAAATCGGGAGGACTAGGATAACCGTTAGACGGTCTACTATCCCAAGAATCTCCCCAAACATCAAGACTATCAGAGAAAATGAATTCGTAAAGATTGTCTCCCTTATAGTTGGGTCCTAAACCATTTACGTATATCAAATTGCTCATACTAATAATCCTTCAGGTGATATTTTAATCTGTTTTCCTTTATTCTCAAACACTAAATTTTTCTTATTTGTAAGTCCAACAATTTTTGCGTTGGAGTTTTCTTTTAAGAATTTTTTAGCCGTTAATTCTTGTTCAATAGTTTCACTCAGTCTAATAA